AGTAAATCCATCACGTGAAATACGCCCAAGCACCTGCATCAGGCAGGTCCCCGAATTCCAAACGGCTCTTCACATCATCAAAACTCTTATTAAAACCTGGCTCTCTCGACGCCAGTTCAACATATTTTCCCATTATTTTAAAACGTGGTTTCTTTTTCATGACGTCAGTTCCTTGCCTTTTCAACAACAAGGCTACCTCTGTCCCGTAACCTATATTTAACGGATTGCTTGGAGACAAGGAAACTACCAAAGGTCCCACATGTGGCTCATACATGTCCTCGGCATCTTCATCTTCTTGTTCATCAACTTCTAACGTCCGCGCGACTACAGCTGGTGTTTGTGCGGTGAAGCTCTCATTCTCTCCCATCTCAGTAAGTGCATTCTCGGACTCGGACCCGTCTTCAGACAGGTCCCCCATCAAAAACCCTCACAGGCCACGAAACGATCACCATGAATGCCCAATTCAAAGAACACGACCACAATAGCAGCACCATATGACTTTATAAAGAAGTCTAGACCCGGAAATTGACCAGAAACTGGCGACAGTTGTTTAGCCAGACCTGCAGGAATGGGAACATCATATTCCAACATGGTCCCGGCATTGAAATCCGTGTATATCATCTTTCGAGCATTCGGTTTCAACAGATAATTTGCATCGGTGGTTGCTCCACCCGTGCGCGTAAGCACGAAACCAACACCATCACCAGCCTTCGAACCATGGCAAGTGATCGATAATTTCTCCAACGTAACTGGACCATGGATCTCAGCAATAATACCCCCGATTGCGGTTATAGAGGCAACAGTGCGTGAAACCATAGCACCCTCAGATAACGGAACGGCTACTATAGTTCTACGAGAACCACTGTCAGCCGCCATCTCACGACTAAAACCCATCGACTTTTCAACATTTCCTTCAACCTGTACACTTGATATTTGAGCAGTAGACATAATGAAATCGGATTTCACGCGGTGTAAGCGTCCCTCATCCCCACTTTCACTGGAAAGCATCATATATTACGCGGATGGGATTCCGCACATCCACCTCTTGCTCCATTTTTACAGGTAAGTTCTCAGCCGCCTCCCACAACATATTGACCTTTTCCGAGGTTTCAGCATTGAATTCCGCATACTGATCACTGAAATTCAATTGGCGACGAATACCATGTGTGCGGTGCATATTGTGAAAGAAGTTTGACAAGTGATTGACAAACTCCTGTTCGTTCTCGCACAAATTGGCGACATTCTTGTCCCCCTGGTTCCAAAGAGTCTTGAATTCCAGAAAATAGCCGTCAACAACGTCCTCGGCTTTGCCCCTACTGAGGGCGGCTTGCAGACGCATGAAAAGGATCATAGGGTCTTTAAAAACTGCTCCATCTTTGATAATCCAACTGCAAAATGAACCACGATCTCCAATTTCCAGCTTCTCTTCACAGACGTCCATGGGTTCAAATTGATGCCAACTTTGGCGGATAATCAATGACCTAAATAGTTCGACATCATCGCCCGAAGCTGCCATAGGGTCTGCCGGAGGTATCTGATACTTAGTGACCGTCCTTGCAATCTGGAAAACAGTATTAAACAACCATGTGAACAATTCTCCCGAGAGGCGCATCAGCCCAATCATGATGTTCTTCGTATGCGCATCCAGTTTATCCTCCCTGTAAAAGTTGATCATATCTTCTGGTACATTGAAGAATTCAAGCATCAAAAGCTCTAAATTCAAACTGGCTCCTCGCTGAGTCCCGTCATACCCCTTGATATCAATACCCACATAGAGGCCTGATCTGGGATCAAAGAGATCAAACCAAGCGAACATCTCCTCAATTGTTTTCTGCGCGTGTAGATACAAAGAGGGTGGTTTGTGTCTCTGAATCATTTTCAATAGATAGACACCTAACCCTCCCAAACGATGCAAATATTCATCTGATTTGATTAAAATGGTTTGCAAAGGCTTAGCATCCGGCGGATCATGTTCTTTCATCTTCAATTGATTCTTCGCTGTGAGCATATCAATGTAATCGGGTTCAGACCGATTCAAAGAAACTTTTTTCAGGCTCTGGGATCTGCTGGCTCGGCGTTCAGAGAATATTGTCTGACATTCCTCATACAACAACTCGTCCCAAGCAAATGGTGTTCCCCACTGCATGTAAACTTTAAGTTGTTTAAAAAGTTCAGCGCCATAGATCGTCGTCGTGTTAAGTTCCTCCAAATTGCCCGAGTAATCCACCCGTCTGATCCTTTGTTCAACTCCTGCCATGAAACTAGCTCTATCCGTACTCCTCTGGTATTGCCCCCAATTCACATAACGAGTGTTGTACTTCAGATCATTCTCTGGATCACTCACGTGACGGTGGTTAGCCAGAAAGCGTCTCACAGCAGATTTCCGGGTCTCGACACCCCTATTCTTCACCAGCCATTTTCTCATTACCTCAGCACCATCAGCTCGCACCAAGTACCCGTCGGGCATTTGCTCACTGAACAAGCCCTTCCAACTTAATTCCCTATCGAACCGTTCATTGACTTTAGCCTCCACCAATTCATCTAAGGCTCGAGCTTCGCCTTTCAACAGGTGTGTACGCATGATGGCACCACGAACTGGTGTCTCGCGCACCTCGACCTCACGCAGAATACTTGGGGGTGGCAAATCAACATGCGTCAAAAATTGGTAAGCTTCCTTATAGGCTGGATCATCTCTGGACAGTTGTTGATGCCCACCAGAAATGTCGATCCGGTCAGGGTCGACGTAACGGTCAAATTGGCCCGGCGGGTAATGCTGCATCACCACATCAAGATTAACACAATTTTCAGGTGGCCCAGCACAAAGATATTCTGTCTTCGGACTCAAACAGCTCAAATAACTCCTAACATCCAAATCCCAACCCTCAACATGCCTCACTGGTTTCTTGGTACCAAAATGTGGTTTATATTTGTTCAATAAAACATCCAACAGTGGGTTGTTGGTGGCAGCTCTTTTCAACTCTGAATTGTACATGGGCAGCACAACGATTACATCCTCAGCTCGAGTAAATGCTGTGTAAAGTGATCGGATGTCACAAGCTTTAATTGCCGTTGGAGTTAAGATGACCTGCCCCAACTTCGCGGACAAGCCTTGAGATCCAGTGTTGGTCACCACATCGTTCATATTAAGCCATTGCGAAGCCATTACATCTGCTTCACCTGGCACCATCGTGAGTGTTTCCTTCCAAATCTCCTTGAGTTCATCTTCAGTGCGGCCCGGATACAACTCCTGCAAATCCGCATGGCTCGTCAACCAAGCATCAGCAAACCATAGCTTTGAGTTGTGGCGACGTCCGGGTGTAGCATAAGCAGGCATACGCAATATATTTGCCAAAGCACCATCAAATCGATAAGTCCCGATAAGGAAATACGAGGAGTAATGCTCATAATACTGGCCCTCTTTCACGAAGTCTGGGTTATTCAGATGGCAATCGGAATTCACCTCATGTTTCTGAGATTGATGTGGATCACCCAGAAAGATGAAATGTGTCATGTTCGGGAACCTCAAAGCCAATAAAGCCAAATATCCTACGCTAAATTTATGCTCATCCAAAATCGCAACTGTGGCGGGCATTGGTGTAGCTAACGCTGTCTCAAATGTATCGATATACCATTTCGGTGTGGGACGTTTTAATGGGCCCTTCTTATCCCGAGCTGCTAACTTCATTGACCAATCGGCACGCAATGTGTTTGTGGGCAATACTACTTTGAAAGCATTCTCCTTGTGAAAGTGAGGTTTCGCCAAGATCTTCTGAATGGCTGAACTTTTACGACAACCAGGGTCTCCATTCACCACCGCCAAGAACCTGGGTATTGGAGAGCGATGTTCCATCATTGCCTCCTGTGCTTTCAATGCCGCTTTTCCTTGTGAGGATGCCCCTAACAAACCGGTGGTACCTTCATACATGGCACGTATAAGTTCCTGCGCTCGTCCGAATTCTGGCGTCCAGGGTTTGAATTTTACAATCGGCAGAGCTGACAACTCCTCAACCAGCTTTCTCGCTACCCGTGATGCTGGTGACGGTAATACATCCTTGACCATGACAAGTGGACGCCTTTTAGGTACTGTCACTGACCAATGGTTATCCTTCAAGTCCATATCGAACGGCAGAGCATCCCTCACACCAACATGAATTGTGTCAATACCACGGTTAACACGCACATACCACATGTTTGCCAAACAAGCCACTTGCAAATGCTCCAATGACAGACCATCTTTGTAGGTACCCAATGTGTCGCTTGGGAAAACTCTAACCATGTCCGCGAAAATTTTGACTTTGCTCTCACCATATATCTTATTCAGAGCCGTCAACAAACAATCTTGATCTGGATAAGAAATATCAGGGCAATAAGTTATTTTCCTAAAGGGGGTTGCGATATAACGTCTTCCCAATGTCAATGGGTAGAGCATATCCCACAAAACCGTACCACGCACATCACTCTTGATCTGCGGTCTCGCAGGTCTCAAGATAGATCGTTTATAATTCTCCCACATTGTCTTTTCCTGAACTGGCTCAACCTCTCCCTCGGAAGAAGCAGGCGTGGCCACTCGGACGACCGGATCAACCAAATCACGCCGCGCTATTATCTCAATGACTGGTGTCTCCTCTGCCTTGGCGACTGCCTCCACTGACAGTTTCCGAGTCACCCGACGGACATCATCTATGGTAGTACATTCTGCAAGCGAGACTATGTTGGTGCTGTGACGGGAGTTCTGCATCTGCACGCCGAAAGGTTGAGGTATGCCCAATATGATATCAGCTTGCTTATTACCATGCTCAGCAGGTGCAAACTCATTTTGTGTGACATTCCCTTGCAGCAACATTAACCTAACTTTGGCATGAGCGGAAATCTCCTCTGTGGCGATCACGCCAACGTATTCTGGCAAAGTAGAGACAAGCGAAGCAGTATCAGCTGAACGATGAGCACTTGCATCCTCTAACTCCTCCTTGATCTCTGTCTCCTTCCCTTTCCCCTTCGATTTCTTCTTGCTTTCCTCAGCATCTGGCACATCAGTAGCAACTTCGGTGAACATCCTACGTTGCTCCTCTTTGAACACCAATACGTCCTCAGCTGCAGCTCGCTCACTCTCGAAATCTCTCAATATGTTCATGCGGAAATCTTGACTTTGAATGTCCATCACAGCTTGGTCAGGCAATTGATATTTCCTTTTATGAGCGGGAGTCATATTTATAAAAGGTTGACCCTCAATCAGAACATTTTTACAAACATCAAAGGATATATTGGCAACGACAGCCGGATCACCACCGCACAAGAAATTCCAGATGTTCTTGAAGAAATCTAAGAACACAGGTTGCTCAGCGATGTCAACGGTCCAATGATTGAGGTAACCAGAATCAGGTTTGCTCTCATCTGCCGACAGAACAGCATTGTACAAGGGCAGCAAGCCAATAGCATTGGGGTCGTTGACTATGTCCATCCACCTGTCCACGTACTTGGTCCGAAACAGCTTATGCATATATTTACGCCATCTCCCCACGGTATTGTAAGCGATCCGTTCCGTGAATGAATCATAATACTTAGAGTAATGTTCAGAATGCACGCCCGTCTTCGAAGCTGCCCTCAGAACAACCTCACAAAAGAGATTCGCTGTCTGGATATCTACCGTGGGGCCTTTACCATTTATTTGCCGGACCTTCGCCCACACATCATTCTCCACAGGGTTCTTAATCGTCTTCAAGTACATATAGACTTCCACCCACCAACGAACTGGGATAGGATTGGATTTTGGTTGAGCCCTCAATACCTTCGGCATCATCATCATCTTCTCATGGTCCACTGGCAAATACTTTGGTACATCTAAATGATACCTGACCCAAACCTGTAAGTAAGTGTTGAATCCCTTCCAAACAACAGCGCCGAACAACATGATGTCCTGATCATCGCACCTGATAGAACGAGCTAACAAAAGCTCTGGCACGCAAGGTTGGTAGTACGGATTTTGCTCATCATTTTCGGGAAGATACACTAACAAATCCTTTGTCTTACGCCATGAAGCGTTATCTGGATCGCTCGGTCTAGTTGAACTTAACGACTCCATTGGAAAGATGTGGGTAACTGTCAGCATCCTCAACTTCGGGTTATCTGCGAAGTAATGCGCCACTGCACTAGTCTTCTTATAATGCCCTGCCTCATCCCAATGAGCTATCGGTGTGTCACATTTCGGGAAATTGAAGACATTGTGCCCCAACGAATCAGGATTGTCGCTATACCTGGCAATGTCCTTCACTTCAAAGAAGTGGTTAGCTAGGGTCAAATTTTTGTCAGGATAGGCATTGGCCAAGTACTCATAATTGCTCTTCTTCATGAACATCACTGTCACGTCACCCCGCCAGTAATTGGCTACCTCGCGGTAACTCCTGCGACGCAATGCGGCATGGATCGGATGGGTGTGAGGATCGGAAGCGCGACTACTCCAACTCAGCCCCAACTTATTGGCCAACTCACGAGATTTGACTTTGACGTACCATGGGCACTCGTCCTGGACTTTCCTGGCAGTATTGCCCAACCATTCAAACGAAAATCCTTCAGCTTGGTTCTGATTCTCGGGCGACCTTAACATGTTAATGGCGTCGTCCAGAGGCGAGGTACACGGTGCCGAATGTAAATAACCATCTTCGCACCAAGAGCTCGCTCGCACCAACTTCCAGAAACGGACCAATGTCGACGCCCCCTCAGAACAAGCCACGGTTCTGGCTATGTCAAAAGGGATTCTGGCACCAAAAGTGCTGGTAAGCCAGTCTCGAACGGGTCCGGCAAGGAAAACAGACCACCAACAATAACCCAACAGTCCCACATCCTCGAAAATCAGGGGTTCATTAGCAAATAACTCCTGAGCCCAATCTATTGGTGATAGGTGGGTAGGACCGAATTCGCAGATGTAATCAAAATCCTCATAGGCCTGCCTCCTTCGAAACAACTCCATTGTCATCTTAAACCTCGAGTAGGTCACCTGTTGCACGGGGGACCACTCATCCACTCGAGTGCCATCCTCCAAATGCCAAGGCACCGGAGGGGTCCCTTCATACACTGGCGAATAATTACAATCCAATCCCCGCAAATAAAAGTCACGCCCTGCACGTCCACACCTTTCAAAGTCAAACAGGAAACAGCGTTCCAAATTGTCGTATCTCAGTGCATAATTTCGAGTGTCGGTCATGTGTTGCCACCTCTCTCGAAGTGCTACTTGCTCAACAGAGAAAAAGGAGCCTGGCACAGACGGATCAGGAAGGAAGTGTCGCCAGCCCTCAGAGTTACAAGAAGTATTCTCCAAGGTCAACTCATGCATCTCCGCCCGTGACAAGTCATCGGCCGTGGTGCCGCCCAAAAAGATAGCTAATTCAGCATCTGTAGGTGCACAACGATATTGTCCATCATATGGGTCTATTGCGACTTCCTGCTCACCATCACCACCGACTACTGCTGCGGCAGACACCAAAAGTGCCTGCTTGAGCTGTTTCGGTAATTTACCAGGATCACATTTAACGACATTGGCATGATATCTAGCAACAAAATGTAACCTTTGAGGTCGTGTGCTCATATCAATTCCTAAAGACTCGGCATTGGCGACGACTACATCCAGGCTAGGATTCCTGCCCAGAAGTTTCTTCGCCAAAACACGTTTACGATAAGGGAAAAGGTATAAGTAACAATAACCATCTTGTTGATAAAATCTTCGGATTGGCTTGTTCCTCGTCACCACCTTCTTGACTACCTTCTGAGTGATGGGCGAAACAACGGCCTCAACAACAACCTCCGTGCTCGGTAAGGTCACGGGGGGAAAAGGGATATCCGGAAAATTCTGCCAAACAATGTGCTCTGTTTGAAAAACATGTCTCACCCCTTTAACCAACGTCTTCTCAGTAACGTCGATGGGGAAGACTAATTCGTTCGATCCAAAAGACCACAAAGGCATTTTGGTTTTATAAACTGGCGTGGCTCTGATCTCACCAACCGCCGGAAACTTAAAACGTCCCGCACACAAACCCAAATAGGGCAACCAGAGGGGGAAACTCTGACCTACTAAACCCACACAGGTTTGAACATTCTCTCGAATGTCATCTAACCTCTCGTCGATTTGACGTCGAATGTAGGCACCAACTAAAGGTAACATATCAAAGAACAGAACTGTCTTCCTATCAATCAAAACACTCATATCCGGGAAATCAAATTCACCATCACTGGCCTCATATTCATCTTCCTCACGCTGTCGGCGTCTAGCAGCATCTCCTCTTGAACAACCACAATGAAAACATGACCAAGCATGTGTGTTGCTCAAAGCTCTCCATCCCGGAAAGCGAAAATCCTGCACAGCACGCGCATAGGAGCGCTCGGGTACCCATGGCCGGACCCGGCTCCCGCCGATCTCCTGCCAACGCCCCTTGCACCAACGATGGATATTCTCCCCACAACGATCCGCTCCCGCGAATGGTGGTGATCGCATAGTATTAATCACTA